TATCAATACAGTATGAATTGATCTCAACGGATAACCTTCAATACTGTTATGTGTTATTAATTTACGTAAATATTCTGAATAATATCTTGAAATATATGTTTTACTTGGATGAAAACCAACACCTATTTTTATATATGCCTCTGAAAAATACTTTGCATCAAATTCATCTTTTAAGAAACAATTAACATCATCACCATTAAATTTTCCTTTAATTGGTTTAACACCTGAAACCTCTTTTGCCATTTCAAATAATGTGGCTGATATAATTGATCCAAAAAGTATTGTGAACCTACTTCCTGAAGGTAAACCTTTTTTTGCAAAAAAGCTATCTCCATTAGGTAGTTCAATCTTATGATGTAAAAACGCATTTTCACATAATTTATAAATATCATCCATATCTTTATCATCTATTATCATGTTACTTTTAATTCTGTTAATAAAGTGTTTCATCAATATACTTTGCATTTGTAATGTTATTTTGTGATCAAATTTACTTTGATCAACTGGAAATGCAATGAATCCTTTCCTTAATAATAAGCAATCTTCCAAATATTCTTGATACAATGTATCGGAATCTAATTGAAAACTTAAATCTGATTCATTATTTTTATCTGCAATAAAACGCATTAATATATCTCCTACAATATTAAATCTTGTGTCTCCATTAACTACTAATCTTGGTTTTTTACCTTCTCTTTTAATGAAAACTTTTGATGTATTATAATCATAATTTTTTATCATATTTTTGAATTCTTTATAATTTAAATGTAATGCAGTATTCCATTTATTTTTCTTTAAATCTTTATCATATAAAAATGTGGTAGCTCCACCTTTACCTAAGTCCATTTTTCTATTATCAAAAAAATCTTTAACTGTTTCTGAACTTTTATTTAATTTTAATTTTGAAATAATTTTTTCACTATGAAAGGAAAATTGATTATACCGGTCTTCTTCTTTTAATGTAGTTTTAGTTATATAAGTATCACCTTCCAAGAACCAAGCTCCAACATCATCCACAATAATATCGTTGCTTGTTATGTGGTAATCACCTAATAACTCTAATCCAACAAAAAATTTCCAATAATTTATATGTCTGCCGCTGCTAAAATATAATTCTGATATTTTCGACAAGTAATCTCTTAAAAATCTTTCATCTGTAATTGTTCGAATACCGAAATAATCCAATTCACCTAACCATTTATCTTTTACACTCTCCTGTAAACATCTGTATGCTAAACTAAAACCTGTGTTCCAATCTATAGCCATATTATTAAATAACAGCTGGTTATCTTCCAACCTATATCTTCTTCTTGATCTATAATCCCTAGTAGGTTGTGAATTATACCAAAATACTTCTCCTGTATTTAATTTACTAAATAATATTGACCTGATTTGCTCACGTTTTTTATTAAATTCTTTTTTATCTAAAGTGTTACCCAAGGCTATGTTAACACTATCTAAATTTATATCTGCTTGATAATCTGTAGTATCAATTAGATTTCTAAACATGAATTTAATAAAATCAGTTTTCTTTGTAT